TGCGCATTCTTGCTTCCGCGATCACACCTTCCTCATTCGCCTTGTTTGTGAACCGCTTGAGTGCCCTTGTGAAGCTGTCCATATCCCTGCGGTCATTGGGATTGATCTTTAGCGATGCTCGTTCCATGTTTCTTCTTTATTAAATGATTCGTTATCGTTTGTCAATTTGTTTTCAAAATCCAATTCATATTGTTCGGCCATGAATTTCATTTGAGTATCTCCTTGGCGTGGGTGATGTATTCGTGGCTATCCATGAGGGTATCCTCAAAGTGGCGGGTGCGACAATCATAAGGAGTATCCTCGTCTGCTTGGCTCATCATCTGACCCAATAGTTCCACACACCTTTCCAGTTCTTTTTTATAATTTATTTTCATATCTGCCATAATCCCTTGCCCACTTCATATTTGTATCCCAATTCAGTTGCCTTGGACTTGGCTTCCTTGAGGGTTTTGTGTTTGCTGGTGATGACCCCATTGACACTGTTGAGTCGGGTCATGATCCATTTACCATCCAATTTCATGATAAGGGCGGGTTCTTCGTTTCCGAATTTCATCTTTGCATCTCCTTTTCTTCCCTGCGAAGTTCCATGATATCCTTTCGGATAACGCTGGCTGGCATATAGTGAAACAGGCAGGTGAGTATCTCATCCGTGGAGCTGTTGAGCCAATCGCTCCACACATATTCCTGCTCCTCCTCCGGCAAGCTGTTGATGTATTCGTAGGCGTTCTTGTGTTTCATCTTCCGCTTTCTTATCAAATTCTTTTTCATTTGTAAAGAATATATTTTATACAAAAGGGAGAGCGGGGGATTAAACCCCGCCCTCCTCTTGAGCACCTACTTCACCGACATTGTCAACGCCCTCGCCCTCACCATCCTCGACGGCTTCGGCCAGACTTGCTTTGCCAGCGTCCGTCAGTTTGTAGACGGCTTCCTCGCCTCGGCCATCCTTGATCAGTTTGCCCTCACGGATGAGTTGTTTGATCAGCAGATAACCCCGCTGAATATTCCCATCAACCGCATTGGTCACATCCACTTGCTTGATCGGCTCGGCCAGACCCAGCACCTTCCGCAAATCCTCTTGCCAGCGAACCTTGCGGGGGTCTTGGGGAGCAGGGGCAGTTCCGTCATTGATTCGGGGATTTTCGAAATCAAATCCGTTGTGTCCAAGACGCAGTTCGATGTTATACAATTTGCCGTAGCGATTCTTGGTGCTGTAAATGATTCGGGCATCTTCATCGCCCACGCCCGAACGCATCATAAAGTTTGCGTCCACGGCGTGAGGAATCAGCGTCGAACCCCGATAGTTGTTGCTCTTGGTCACGTGAAGAATCAGACCAAGAACGCATTCGGTTTTCTTGGCGGTCTTGATCAGTTCGTGGATGCAGTAGCTTTCTTTCTCACGGCTGTTCATCTTCTTGCTTGTGGTCAGACATTGAAAGCTGTCCACCACCAGCACATCCACATCGCTCATCATCTCGCACACCTTGTCCACATCGGTTTGAATGGCGATGCTCACATTCTTCAAGCCAAGACGCTTGCAAGTATACGCCAGCATTTCACGGCTTTCCTCGCCCGAAACATAGGCGGTGCGAATTCCCACCTTGGTCATACTCTCCAACGCTTGCAGAAGGAAAGTGGTTTTGCCAAGACCAGCACCCGCCGCGAGAGTGAACACCATCGAAGGCAGAAGTCCATCGCCCCCGAACACCTTGTCCAGCGTCTCGCTTCCTGTCTTGAGACGGCGGGAAAAGAATTCGGGAATCACGATCTCGCTGATCTTGGTCAGATTGCTTTCGCCGTGGCTGAGATTCATCACTCCTCCACTTGCGCTGTTGGTTTCGGTTGAGGGTTTGTTGTCGGTTGTGTTTTGGTTGCTCATAGTGTTTAGGACTCTATCGAATTATTTTCAAAATGTAAAGAAAATAATTTATATATTTTATGGGGGGTATACGCCCTATTAACTCACCTTATGCATGAAGATGGGAGTGTAATCGCCCACATATGCACATTCCACATTGAAACCAAAATACTCTTCTGCCTCGCTGTTGCTCATATCCTGCTCCAAAATTCGAATGCATTTGGCTCGGTCATAGATGGCCACATTCTTGCCAGTGTATGCACAACCCACGCCAAGGAATGCCTGCTCGAAACCATCTGCCAGCAGGATGTGGTTTAGTTCATCGGGATAATATTCCTCGATAAAATTCTCGATGGTCTTGCGGTCGGGATTTTTGGTTTTGATCTTTTTCATTTCTGCTTTCTGCCAGTAATTTTGTACATATTCATATACTGGCCATTAAGGTTCTCTATCTCCACCTCTGCATATTTGCGCCGATACACGGTATCAGCCAGCAGAATTGGATCCTTGCAGTAGTAGGCATCTCCTTTGCTGTTGAATACCCGCCATAATCCTTGACCCACGCTGACAACATTCTTCAGCTTGCTTCGCAGTTTGGCAGTCATTCTCACAGGGTTATCCTCTTTCTGTTTTGGTTCTGGGGATTCAAGCAGATCTTTGTTTTCTTTACAAGCTTTTTTTTGCAAAATCTTCCGCTTCTTCATATCAGCTATTTACAAAAGAAATAAGAAACAAAAAGATTTTATATTTTATAAGAATCAAAGGGCGAACTCATTCGTCGGTTGATGCCGGGAGATGCTGTTCCGGGTGAATTTTCCGGGCCGGCGGCCCAATCGTTTTGTAAAAGGGCCACTTGTACCTGTTGGAGGCAACCTCGAAAAGGTTGATTTCCTGATGCCCTGAAACCAGTGCTGGAGGGATGCCTAACTGATCTGGAGGGATGCCTAAATTTTTGCACCTAATGCTGTATTGTTCCACCCGTGAAATTGGGACTGTAAGAGTCTTTCAGTTGAAAAACTTGACGGACAGCAAATGTCCCACCCCCTGGAGGCGGAGTTGCGTTTCCCTGGCAAAGGGGATACCAAAGTTACTCGAGCCGGATGCTCTCTGCCCGCACGTACCATTCCCAGATGCACGGATGATCGACGGTCACGACGTAATGTTCAGAATTGCTGACGCCCGTGATCACTCCGTGCATCACACCATGGTCCCCGACAAAGCTGCAGCGATGTCCCATGTTCACTTCCATTTGCATCATGATTTGTTGGTCATTCATTTTATATATTTCCTTGGTTACCGGGGACCCACCACATAAGGGCCGCCTGCCGGATCCAGCAGGACAGTGCCCTCGACAGCTTCGCCCACGAACAGTCGTTCATTTTGTCGATACGGGTTGATCACGTAACGGGGATTGAAAGGATCGCGGGCCGCCATCACGTATGTGATCGGGGCATTCAGGTGAGCTTTGAACTGGCCCGGACCGTTACCGTTCTGTGCAGATGCATCAGTGCCTGCGCATTTGTTCAGTCCCATGCTCGTGAGCACAATCAGGAACGCCAGCAGCAGGAACTCGCTCATGGGCCCACCACGTACAGTCTGCCCACGGGATCGCGTTTGACGGTTCCTTCTGCAGCATCTCCAACATAAAGTTTTTGCTTGTTGTTGTATGGATTGATCACGTACTTTTTATTTACAGAATCTCGCGGAGCCACCACGCGTGTTTGATCTTTCTCGTTGGCTGCATTGATTCCCAGTCCCACTCCAGTCCCCGCTGCTGCTCCAGCCACTGCGCCAATGGCCGCTCCAGGAGGACCTGCCAATGCACCAATGGCCGCTCCTGTGCCGGCCCCAACCAGGGTGCCGCCCACGACCGTGCTGGTGCCGGGGCTGACATAATCAGCACCGTCGCCGGCGCCCCTCATTCCATTACATCCTGTCAACAATATTGGAAATAAAATATATAATCTGGTCATGTATGCTTTCTGGAACGGTCTTTCTAATAGACAAGTTTGCCCTTCAGAAAGGTTGTTCCTTGGTAGAGGTGATGTGAATTTTTGGTCCTTGTCCCTTTTGGGATAAGGAAAACAGCATGTTTCCGCCGGGCACTTGTTGTGGGAATAGTGGCCCGCTATCCTTGCGGTCGGAACAGTCGATGGGGAACCTGTTCACGGAAACACGGTTTATATATTATTACTTCTTGTGCTTGCCGTTCAGTTGAATGGCCGTCTGCAGAGCTTCTGCGCTGATGTCATTCAGGTTGATGCCCTGTTGCAGTTGCTGACGCACCTGCTGCACGGTCAACCCCTGACGCAGCAGCTTGAGCGCAGGGCGGCTGATATAGTTTGAGCGGAACTCACTGGGCTTGGTGCTCAGATATCCGCTGCCGGCGGTGCGGGTGCTGCCCGTGATCAGGCACACCAGCTTGCAGGTTTTGCCTTCGCTCTTGCGGCCCCGGCGAGTTTCGTTGATGGTTGTGGTTGTGGTTGAGGTTTCAGTTGTCATATTTTTTTTCTTTCTGGGTTTGGTTTTGCGAATGGTGATGTTGCGAACACGGTTGCCCCGTTTGCTTTTGGAACTGCGACGATTTTTGTTTTTGGGCGGGCGGCCCGGACCTTTTCTGTATCCGGCCGTGGCCCTTGTCGTTTTGTTCCGGCTGCCTTTGGGACGGCCGCGTTTTGCAATCATCACCGTGGAATCGTTTTGAAAAACTGGAATGTTGGAAGATGCTGCAGCATTTGCTGCCACTCCTTCCAGGGCCGGCACGGTTGTGGCCGCGCCTGCCAGTCCCTGCTTTTCATCAAGATATGTGAT